CTTAAGAGGGTTCGTAGTGGCGAGGCTACTACTCAAGACTTAAAAGCAGCCTGTGATTGGCTTAAGACTAATGACATAACAGGCGTTGCTTATGAGGGCAGTCCAATGGATAAGCTCAACAGAATCCTCCCTAAAGTTGACCCTGAACTAGTACAAAGGAGGTTATATGGCTCCAAAACGGGCTAAGAACCCAGGCAAGACTTCTAGATATTACCAATCTGCTAAAGGTAAGAAGTCTTATGAGAAGCAGAAGAAAAAACAAAAGAAGATTAATAGTACTCCGGCAAAGAAGAAGTACAGAAAACTACTCTCTCGTAAACGTAGAGAGCTAGGTATTATGGGTAAAGGTGGTAAAGATGTGAGCCATAAAGGTAATCGTCTTAAGCTTGAAATACCCAAGAAAAATCGTGCCCGTGGTGGTGCAAAACGCAAATAACCCCTTTACTTAACTATGACAAATAAAGTACATCAAAGGTATTTACAACTAAAAAAAGCTGAGATATATTTAGAAAAATTTATAGCTAAAGAATTAGAAAAAGCTAATCCTAAATCTAAAGAGGATATTACTTTCTACATGAAGAAAGCTGAAGAAAAGCTTTTTGGTAGGCAAAGTATGAAAACTATGCCAAAAGAAGTTAGAGAATTATTAAAGGCTAGTCAGAATAAAGATTGGAATTGGAGCAATGCAGCTGCATCTGCAACTTTAACTATTATGCCACCTAATTTAATTCAAGTAGGACTGACTAATTTAGGTAAACAAAGAGATAGATTTAGAAATAAAGGACTTGCAATAAAAGATCAAAAAGTTGTTACCCCAAATCTATCATTAAGAAGAAAAGTTTCAGCTGGATCAAGTCTAGGGAAAGATGGTAAAAATATAACTTTATTATTAGAAAATATAAGAAGTCAAAGGTATCTTGTAGAAGATGTATTAGGTACTAGAAATGCTGCTGATGTTGATTGGCAAGCTATAGAAGGTATGAAGTTAGTTCAAGGTACATGGGACCCTACTGGTACTAATATGTATCATATGGATCAATTTGATAATGTAACTCACGCTGATCGTAAAAATAAAGAAAGAGCATTATTCACAAAACTACAAAAAGGTAATGCTAGTTATGATAATGTTTTCTATAAGACTGGTGTTCATTGGAGAAGTCAGCTAAGTGAATCTAGTCCTAATTACCATAAAGCAGTAGTTAGTGATAAATCTCCTTTATCTATTAGTAAAACACAAGAATACTACGGTACTACTCCATTTAATATGGAAGCTGGAAGAACAACTTGGCATGATAGAAGAATACGTGGACCTAAACAAGCTAATGATGAAACTAGAGCACTATTAATTAGCGAGGGTGCTAATGAAAAACAAGTCAATAGATTAAATGATCAGCAATTGTCTAGATATAGAATTAGTGGTGCAAACTACTCTGATAATTACATAACTTTATTTGGAGACGGTAATTTAACTAGATTAAAACGTAGTGGTAATATAACTAATTCTCCTACTGGTACAGTATATGAAGGTACAAAAGCTGAGAAATTAACTATTAAGAAAGAAAAACCTAAAGAGAATCCTTTGAAAATAGATCCTTATAAAAATAAACCTTGGGGAAGTAGATTAGAATTTTCTGATCCTTTATAAATCATGGAAGAAGAAAAAAGAGTACCCAACTATAACCCTAGAGAAGATGACAAGGAGTATATTGGTACTAAACTTCTTGATGGTATAGAACGTGGTGCAAGTAGCTGGTACCAAGATGAAAGAACACTAGAGGGTTGGGAATATCTTAACCCTTTCAGTGTTGTTACAGCTACAGCTTTACGTGGTGTAGAAGGTGTAGGTTGGGTCTTAGGTAATACACCTGTAGCTAGTCAACTTCTACAGGGTATAGGCTGGGCTGAAGATAGACTAGCTGAAGGTGCTAGAAATGTTAGTGGTGCTTTAACTCCTGATCTAGATCCTCGCTTTGCTGGCTGGGGTACTAGATTAGCATCAGCTATAATTGCTGATAAAGGTTTACGTAAAGCTAATGTAGCTGGTAAATTATCAAGAGGATATAGTAAAGTAAAAGGTGCAGTTAAAGAAACTGTAGAAGAAGGAGCTGAAAGAGCTGCTGTAAGATCTGGTAAGAAGTATACTAGTAATCGTCCAGAAACGATGTCTAATGTATGGGATGATGATTTAGCTGGTCCTGCACATACCTACGAGAGATATAGTAAGAAAGGATACTATCCAGAGAATCCTCCAGCTGATCCTTGGATGGACCCTAAAGAAATAGCTAAACGTAATGATATAAAGATGTCATTGTTTAATTATATTGATAGTAAAGCAGATGTACCTATACCGCCTAATCCTAGTTTTGAGGATATGGTTAGTTTGAAACAAACAATAATGGAAGCACCAGCTGCTTTGAAAAAAGAAGCTCAAAACCCTAACATTAATCTAACTAAACGGTTTAAACTCTATAACTCAGGTCTTGGGTTTACTGCAACTGGTTGGTATAATTATAAAGGATTTAGACAAGCATCAAGTAAGATGCCTCAAGCTGGTAGATTATTTGCAGAAGATTTCACATCTCCTGAAACTTTAGCAGGTCAAGATAGAGCTATAAATCTTCCTGTTCTAAAAACAGAAAACCTACCAAAATTAAGAGAAGAGTTTGGTCCTGTGTTAGAACCATTAGGAATAAAAGGTGGTGCTCAGATACATCATATTGCTGCATTAAAAGCTACTATAGGTATCTATAATGATACACAGTATATGAGTCCATTATATAGAGAAATTACTGATACTTTATTAGAAGAATTACCAGGATTAGGTAATATGGAAGGTAATTTATTAGGAGTAATAGGTGGTGCAAAAGAAGTTAAAACACCTCATGGTAAAGCTCATTTATTCTATAAAAATACAATAGGTGAATCAGGAGAATTATTCTTTACTGATAGAGTATTAGAATCTATGAATAGAAGTAAAGAGTATAGATTACTTAAAGCTAGAGAACTTGCTGAAATAATTAAAAGATCGGAAGCTATAGTAAAGCAAGCAATGGAAAATTTCCGACTTACTCATTCAAGACTTCCTGATGATATAGAAGCTGGTCTAAGAACAATAACTGAAAAGGAAGCTAATGACTTAGTTGAACGATTATCTAAATTTGATAATGATGGTTATCTGAAAGTAGATAGAGAGTATCAAGTTTCTAATATGAATGAATTGATAAAAACTATCCAATTCCAAGATGCAATAGATCCTATAGTACCAGCAGTTAAAGAAATAAAAAATCCTAAAGCATTACAAGCATTAGAACTTGCTGTTCAAGAAGGTATGTCTTCAGTTAAAGCTTTGAAAGAAACTAAGTATGGAAAACAATTAGAGCTTGCACTTGATCAAATAACACCTAAAAACTTACCTAGAATTCAGAAAATTTATGATTATAATAAAAACATATTCATTGATTAACACACACGGAGATTAACTTATGGTAACAATTAATGAAAAAGACCTTTATGATTCAAGTGGAAAAAATATATTTGATGGATCATATAATAAAAACTTCGATACTACAAGTGGCAAAGTTGTAGGCAAAACAAAGGATTTAAAAAAAGGTTCAGTAAGCAAATGGTTAAAAAAAGTAGATGGTCAAGATTCTTCAGGTAAAGGTGGTGGTAGACTTTCCGGTGCAGCTGGTATATTTTCTCAAGCTGCAGCAAATATAAAAGACTCTAATTCAGGTTTAAACCCTACAGCTACATTTGGAGATCCAGGAGAATCTAAAAATCCTTATACAGTAACTGATGAAGGATATTCTGGAGGTATGAAATCTAGTGAAGGTCCACAGACTACCTTGCTAAGAAATCCTGAAACAAAACCTAAGAAAAAGAAGAATAAAAACTATGAAGACTACTAATGTAGTAGCTGTTCTTCAAGATGATTTCAAGCTCTTCCTACAAGCTTTGTGGGAGCAGCTTGATCTTCCTTCACCCACTAGAGCACAGTACTCCATTGCAGATTACCTCCAACATGGACCAAAAAGATTACAGATCCAAGCCTTTCGAGGTGTTGGTAAATCTTGGATTACTGGTGCTTTTGTGTTATGGACACTCTTTAAAGACCCAGAGAAAAAAATAATGATCATATCTGCTTCTAAAGAAAGAGCAGATAACATGTCTATCTTCCTACAAAAACTAATCATTGAAACCCCATGGCTCAGTCATCTCAGACCGAAATCAGACGATTCACGTTGGAGTCGCATCAGCTTCGACGTCCTTTGTTCTCCTCACCAAGCCCCCAGCGTAAAAAGCGTGGGAATAACTGGACAGCTAACAGGAAGTCGTGCCGATTTAATGATCTTGGACGACATAGAGGTGCCTGGAAACTCCATGACGGAATTAATGCGTGAAAAACTTTTACAACTCTGTACTGAAGCTGAATCCATCCTCACGCCGAAAAGCGATAGCCGTATTATGTATCTCGGGACTCCTCAGACTACTTTTACTATCTATCGTAAGTTGGCAGAGCGTTCGTACCGTCCGTTCGTTTGGCCCGCAAGATACCCCTCCAAATCTAAACTCTCCCAGTATGAAGGACTACTAGCTCCTCAAATACAAGAAGATATAGATCTAGGGGTAGAGCCTTGGACATGTACTGATCCAGACAGATTTAATGACGAAGATCTCATAGAACGTGAAGCATCTATGGGTAGGTCTAACTATATGCTTCAATTCCAACTCGATACCTCCCTATCAGATGCTGAGAAGTTCCCCCTTAAGATGGCAGACCTTATTGTTACTAGTGTTAATCCTCGTACTGCCCCCGATAACATTATTTGGTGTTCTGATCCCTCGAATGTTATTAAAGACCTGCCTACAGTCGGATTACCAGGAGACTACTTCTATACCCCTATGCAACTCGCTGGGAATTGGGAAGAATACTCAGAGACTATCTGCTCCGTAGACCCCTCTGGAAGGGGTACAGATGAGACTGCAGCAGCCTTCTTATCTCAACGGAATGGGTTTATATATTTACACGAAATCAGAGCCTCTAGAGACGGTTATAGCGACAAGACACTACTTCACATCCTAGATGGTTGTAAGAAGTACAATGTAACTAAGCTAGTTATCGAAACTAACTTTGGTGATGGTATCGTATCTGAACTATTCCGTAAACATCTTATTAACCGTAGACAACCTGTAGACATTGAAGAAGTTAGAGCTAATGTACGCAAAGAAGATCGTATTATTGATTCTCTTGAACCTGTCCTTAATCAGCACCGATTGGTGGTTGATAGGTCGGTTATAGAATGGGACTATAAATCTAACCCAGATGCAGCTCCAGAAGAAAGACTCATCTACATGCTCTTCTATCAAATGAGTAGAATGTGTCGTGAAAAAGGAGCTATTAAACATGACGACAGATTAGACTGCCTAGCTCAAGGCGTTAAATACTTCACAGATGCTCTCGCTATCTCTGCTACTCAACAGATGAAACTAAGAGAGTTAGAAGAGTTTAATAGCCTACTAGAAGACTTCCTAGACAGTCCAGAAAGATCCGCTAACCATATCGTCTTAGGTATGAATAAAGACCAAAGAGATAAGGCTAGAGGTATGGAATCAGGAAAGCCCTTGCCTACTTGGATCTAACGCAACCACCCCTCTATACAGGGGAAGGGAAGGGTGGACCCAGCCCCTCGATGAGGGAATCCGTTGATCTCACGACCAACAATTCCCTCTATCTAATATCCTCTGATTGGATATTCCGATGAATACTACCAATCCTCCACTAACTCCCTAACACTTTATCCGTATATTACTGTAATATACTGTATATCATCCTATGAAAATAACAGATAACTTCCTTTCAGATAGTGAGTTTAAATCTATTCAAGATTACTTTACAGGAGATTCTATACATTGGTACTTTAATAACTCTATAGCTGGTAATAAACAAGGCTTAGACCAATTCCAATTCGTTCATGCCTTCTATGACATAGCTAAACCTTCACTTAAAACTTTCTCTCCATTCCTTTACCCTTTCCTAACTAAACTTAACGCTAAATATATCTTCCGCATTAAAGCTAATTTAAGACCTAGAACCTCTACCGCAGTCCTATCTGACTTCCATACAGATATGTCCCTAAACCAACAAACTGGTATATTCTACCTAAACACTAATAACGGCTATACTAAGTTTAAAGATGATTCTACCGTCCCTTCCGTAGCTAACCGCTTCCTTTCCTTCTCAGGTGACTTAGAACACTGTGGTGCATCCCCTACTGATACTAACTCTCGTATTGTCTTAAATGTTAACTACATTCCCTCTTAAAAAATAACATAAATTTCTCAAGCCTAGTATTCGAGTACGCAGGGACGCAAGTCCCCCCGATGTACGGAAATAAACGCAACAAGGACGTTGCTATCACTGGATTCTACCGTGTTTTTATTTGTTTTATAATGCTAACTGATTTACATTTGATGTGATCTGTATGCATTTCAATTAGTAATCGGTGACAAACAGAAAAGAGAAGAGACAACACAGTGATAGCCAGGTATCTTATGTATGGTACAGTGTAGACTCAAGAGACTAATGTGGGAATGGTGACAATCTCATGCAGTCTTAGGATGGTATGGTTATAATGAGTACACGAGGCGATAAGCCACTTAATTAAACACCAAGTTAATAAGAATAGGTGTAAGTCTCGTCTCATTATCAGTCTCAAACGAGATGTGTGGTTCTCAAAACAAAGGGTTCACAAATCAGAAAGTTTATGATTATAATGAGTACATGAGGCAAGGACGATGAAATCCTTATTCACTAATCAGGACTCAACTACTTATTAATTGCTGACTAATTATTAAATTAAAGATCACATTGAATAAGAGTTTAAATAAGAGTGAGTATTACTGCTGTCTAAGTTGTACCATCTCTTGTTTCATAATATAATTACTTAATTAATAAACCTATGGGCTACGTTAAGTAATTATATTCAAATAGGCTCATTAGTATAATGGTAAGTACAAGTGCCTGTCTAGCACAAGGAAGCAGTTCAATCCTGCTATGAGCCGTTAGAGATTCATTCTCTAAGTGTTAAATTATTAAGGTATTAATCTATGTTTGAAATGATTAAAGACCTTAAGAAGGTCTACGATGTTGATGACTGCAAGTATATCCTTGAAGGAGGATGTGTTAGCGGTTGTGCTCATTCACACATTTACTATTCACAAACTAATTCATTTTATGATTTACATAGTGATGAAATAGTAGAATATGTAAAAGAACAAATGGGTGATAATTATCCAGCTTGTTTATTTGTTGAGAATGATTACGATATAGTTCTTTATAAGAATTCAATCGTATGGTGTGCTATTGAATGTTATGCATTTGAAGTATGCGATGAAGAATTAATGAAGGAGAGACTTCAATGATATTCTTATTAGCTCCACTTCCAATCGTATTAACTTATTTAATGGTATTCCATTTCGACGAATGAAAACTAAAAACTATTACTATCAACTTGCAATGACTATTAGTCACATGCAACAACAAGGTAAGATTGTTACTATTAAACAATTACCATCAACTGTTAATCGTAGGAGGAAATCATGTCTTTGAAATTCACATTAAAGAATAATAAGAATGAATTATTATCTGCGGCGAATGATTTACATCAACAACGCACAGTATTATTCTACTTATTAGTTATTACTTTCAGTATTGGTGTGCTATTCTAAATAGCCACCTTTTTTTTTGTTTATTATTATGTTATTCACCTATTTAATTTCTTCATTATTATTTATAGATCAATCATTTTTGAATTTATATTTAATTTCACAATCAATTCACAATCAGACAGGGACGCAGCTTGAGACTCAAATAAGATATGTGGGTTTCCAAACAATCGGTAGATTTCCTAACCAGCTCAACTATAATGAGTACATACAGAAGGAAACAACATGAAGCAAACGTATCAAATGTTCTTTGGTCTTAATACACCAACTGGAACGATCTCAGAAGACTCATGGAAGGCTTTCCAAGACGTTATAAGCATGTCCTTTGCCGGTTATACCGTACAAGACTGCGAGGGTGCATGGAAGGGGTCTCAGGAGTCTACTAAGTTAGTAACAGTTACTACTAAGTATCAAGATAAAGTCAAGGATGTATGCTCTGCATATATTCATATGTTTAATCAAGATGCAGTAGGGTTATTAATTAGTGAGCCAATGAGATTCGTAACCAAAGTATCTGAGGTTTACTGATGAGAAGTAAATCACGTCCAGTTGTTATTAAATATAATAGCAAGGAAGACGAACTTAAAGCTAAAAACTATTTATTCAAATTACACGGACAAAGATCATGAACGCAACAGCAACTAAAGTAGGTACACCTATTGATCACGCTAACTTAAATAAGGTAGCTAAAACACCAACTGTTAAGAAAGCTAAAAAGATTGGTGTCGTAGGTATATCTAAGGCAGAGAATGTTCAGTTAGGTTTAATACTTAGATGGGTAGCATTAGAATTAGATTGGGATACTATTCCTAATGAAGTTCTAGTTAATCCTGAAGCATTAACAAAACTAATTGGTCGTTATCAAGTTAAAGCTAAATAATAATAAAGAGGGAACTGACGCAACGATCTTCGGATGCACTGACGCAATGCCCTCTTTTTTATATCAAATTTCACAATCGCACAAGGACGCAACAATGCCACTCAGAACAGAAACAACAGTTGAATACTATTTCGACAACGCATACTTATACTATTGCAAGCAACATGATTGCTTTAGAGTAAGTAATAACCATGAAGATAATGTACTATTAAATGGTGTAGAACAAGGAGATGTAGATAATTTTATATCTAACTATATTGAGTATGTATTAGAAGATGACAATCTAAAGGACGCATTCAAAGCTTCTGTTAAAAGACAGTTAGCTAAGGATGTAGAGAAGATTGATGAGTAAAACTGCATACTTTCTACTTAAGACTAGCATTCGTGAGGATTATGACCTTGCGGATGCAGCTAGGGATGTAGAACAAATGGCTGAAGCTGTATGTATAGATTATATGCACCTTGAGAATCTAGAGGAAACTGATTTATCACCTTACATTGCATACTAATGCCTAACATTATTGTCGCAGTATGTGTTACAGTATTAATCATGTACTATCTTATTTTTATTTATCCAGAGGATTATTTATGAACATTAATTATGTAGAATACACACTCATTCTTGATAGCCTGAAAGCTTATCTTGATGATGACAATGATGAGTATTATAATACAGATATTAAATCATTAATCAACAAATTAGAATCAAATGAAACAGTATAAATTCACAATCGTGGTTCGCTCGCCCATGGACGTAAAGGATATGGTCTGGGCATTTACACATAAGCTTAAGGACGCATTCCCGATTGTCTCTATTTCATTTGATGAAGTTGATGACAGACCGACCACCGTTGAACATCATGGTGGTGTAGAATACAAGGACATACCAGAGAGGTACTAATGAGTAAATTTAATGACATCCCATTAAATAAAAGAATGGTAACAGCATTAATGCAAGATTGCCATGCTAATATACAAAAAGCTGAGTGTAATGTTTATGCTTTCTTAGAGAATCCAGTAGGTGTAGGAGATCATCCTAACATTATGGAAACTATTCAAGGACAGCTAGATATTATCTCACAAAACCAAGATAGACTAAACGTATTGGAGAGGTTCGATGAGTTCTAAATCAAGAGAATTCCTGCTATATAATGCAGTGCTATCATGGTTATCTAACTATGGAAGTATGGGGTCTGAATTAACTCCAGACTATAAGATACTAGAAGAAGAATTGAGACAAGTTTATGAACAGTCCAACAATCCTCAAACACAAAAAAGGGGACGTCCAGCGAAAAGACAAAGGACGAAAAAAGCCACAAGCAATTCGTCAAGCACGAAAGAAAACCAAACAGTTAATCAAGAGGCTTAAATGAACAGATACGCATGTCATTTTGAAGAGAATCATGGATGTATCATTTTAAATGCTAAAGATGATGAAGAAGTTGCTTGGTTAGCTGAAGCTCATGCTAGAATAGAAGGTACTAGGGTATCTGATATTATACCATTAGATATGCATCACTTTGTACCAGAAACACCAGACTTATACGAGCAATAACATGCCTAAGAAACGACCATCTAATAAAAGACCTAAGTACTTTCCAAATAACTGGAAGGCATACAAAGAATCGCCTGATGATTTCTTTATACCTTTAACATATAGAGACTTCTTTAATTGGAAGGTCATGGGTTGGGTATTACCATCCTCAGTAGCTTGTGTTATACGAGAGGAGAAGGACGGAAAAATATCTGAAAGGATATATTCACAATCACAATCCGCAGACAATTATCTGACTAAACAAATGTCAGATAAAAATAATAATACTACATTTACCATAGTTGATGGTAACTCAGTACAAGTACTTAGACCTAATAGAAAAGGTGATAAGTATAGACAACTACCAGATGATCCAAATGATTTGGAACTTTGGGATGATTTAACAGACGAGGAAATCGATGAATTATTCGGATAAAGAATCTATTTATGCCTATTTTAGGGAGGCAGTTAAACAAATACCTAAAGACCATCCTCATTATCATGAGATAAGACAATTATTAATTAAACAAGTTAACGAAGACCTACATGATCATGAAGCCTACCACTCAGCAGATAGAAGAGCAAGTTAAACTTGAACGTGATGCTATTAGGCAAGGATTGAAAAGGTTACAAGATCAAACATTAAAATTAGAGAATCAGAATTATGCTTCAGCTACTATTTATGGTATTTCTTCTATTGACAGCCTTCTACCTGATGTAGCAGAAGAAATAGATAATACTGTATCAAGAATACATGAACGAGGTAATGGTGTTGCTTTCAAAGATATACATCAATATTTGGCTGATATAGATTCACAATCAGCAGCCGCTATTGCATGTAAGATTACATTTGATAAAGTATTCGGTTTTAAGGAAGGTAGTAATCAAACAGTTAAAGTATGCGAAGCTATTGGTAGAGCTGTAGAAGATGAGTGTCAAATGAGATACTATGAACATAACTTTCCAGGTCTTTTAAATACATTAAAGAAAAACTATTGGCATAAATGTTCAGGCACAACACAAAGATTAACTAATATTAAATTAGGTATGAAGCGTTGTGGAGTACAAACATGGACACCTTGGAAGAGTTCTATTCGTATTAAACTAGGTGGTTGGTTACTAGATTGTATAATGAAGGCTAGTAAATGGTTTCATAGAGTTCATATAAGACAAGGTAGGAGAAATGAAGTATATATTTTACCTACTGCTGAATTCTTAGATATTAAGGATGAAATAATGGCTAATGCTGAATTATTTAGCCCATTAGCTTGGCCTATGCTTATACCACCTAGAGATTGGTCTAATGAAGAATCAGGAGGATATATTCTGAATGAGGTAATGAATGGTCATGATTTAGTAAGGAGGGGCAACCACCCGTCTATACAGGGAGAAATCCCACTAGCCTTTTTGAATAAGATTCAGAAGGTTGCATATACACTTAACAAATTTACAGTTGGTGTTGCTTCTACTCTAATGAAGAGAGAAATATGCGTTGGTAAGTTTCTACCTATTGTTCACCATCCTTTACCACCTAAACCTGTTGATATAGCAGAAAACAAGGAAGCACGTGTATTATGGAATAGAGAATGTACTAAGGTATATAATAGACAGAAGGCTGAAGTAGAAAAGTCATGCCGTACTAGGATGACTATGGATACAATACTGAAGTTTATTGATAAAGATAGATTTTTCATTCCGTGGTCTTTTGATTATAGAGGAAGAGCATATCCTATACCTTCATTTCTAACACCACAAGATACAGATTTCGGTAAGTCACTTATTAGAAGTGCTGATGAGTCTTACATAACTGACTCAGGTAAGAAGTGGTTAGCTTTTCAAGTAGCAACAACATTTGGTTTAGATAAAGAAACAATGGCTAATAGGCTGTTGTGGACAACTCACAATCACTCTTTGATTACCAGAGTAGCTACAGATCCGATAGATAATATCGGTGACTGGGAAGGAGCTGATGAACCATGGCAATTCCTTGCAGCATGTGAAGAATACTATGCAGTAGTGATTACGGAGGAAAGGAAGACTACCGGACTATTTGTAGCTACAGATGCTACATGTAGTGGTCTTCAGATCCTCGCAGGATTAGCGAGAGATAAAGAGACAGCACGACTCGTCAACGTGTTGCCTTCTGAAAGACCGCAAGACGCATATAAGGTTGTAGCGGACACTGCCAAACCTAATTGTCCTGTACACATACAGAAAGTAATGGACAGGAAGACGGTCAAAAGAACCGTTATGACAATACCCTACAATGCTAAACCCTACAGTAATAGGTCATATATTCGTGATGCCCTATTAGAAAAAGGAATTGAGATCGACAAGGACGATCTAACCGTTACCGTAAAGGCTGTCAGGAACGCCATGCACAAGGTTGTTCCTGGCCCTATGAAAGTAATGAAATGGATAGAAGATGAGGTTAGTAAAGCTATTAAAAGTGGTGCTGAAAAATTAGAATGGGTTACACCTTCTGGATTCGTAGTAAATCAACGCATCATGAAAAAGAATATAGTTAGATTAGATTTACAATTATTAGGTCGTTGTAGAATATCAGCTGCAACTGACGATACTAATAAAGTAGATATTAATAGACATAGAGCTGCTACTGCACCTAATCTGATACATAGTTTAGATGCATCATTACTGCATCTGAGTATAAATAAATTCGATAAGCCAATCGCATTAATTCATGACAGCGTTCTCACACAAAGCGTAGACATGGACGAGTTATCGGCTATAATAAGGGAGACATACATGCATCTCTTTGCAGAGCATGATTATCTCAATGACTTTGCCTCACAGATAGGGGCAGAGACAGAACCACCGATCATAGGCGACCTTAAGCCTGAGTCGGTTATTAATTCAACTTACTTTTTTTGTTAAAATGCCAAAGAACGTACACGTTACGGACGAAGTTACACTTGAGGGATTTCAAGCTATCCTAGAACCTGGAAAGTTTGGTTATTCACTCTCGGCTGTGGT